TGATTATGAGGTGCTGACGCTGCCGGAACCTGGAGCAAACCCTCGCTGTCGCCCGCCGCCGTCTGGATGAGGCCGTGGAGGCGGCGCGGGAGATGGGGAGTCTCAAGGAGATGGCGAAAGCCCTGCTGGAGCATGTCAACGCCGTCCGTCTGGAGCGGGAAAAGATGAAAGCGGTGATCCTGGACAATCCCCTTCCCCCTGCATCTGGTCTGCCTGCGCTACGGCNTGCCCTGCAAGGATGCGGAGAGGCTGCTNAAGGNCAACCGGGGGATCCGGAACCCGAACTTCGCCTCCGGGGAGGTNCTTGTCTATGTCCGATAAGATTGCCCTGCGNATCGGCGAGTTGGCCGTCGAGCATTTCCTTTCCTACAGCATCGACACCGACCTCTACACGCCGGCGGACGCCTTCCGGATGGAGCTGTCCGCTCCGGAAACACAGGTTGAGGCGGGGATGCGCTGCGAGGTCTGGGTCAACGATCAACGGGAGCTCACGGGTATCATCGATCGGGTGACCCGCCGGGTCACCGAGCACGGTCAGACCCTCTCCGTGGAGGGCCGCGACCTCATGGGGCTGCTCGTGGATTCCTGCTGCGAATCGTTTGTATCTGTTAAGAACAAGTCTCTCAGGGAGCTGGCTGCGCTGCTGCTGCGCACGGTTCCCTACATCAACCGGAAGGCCGTCGTTTATCAGTCTGCCGCCTCCGGCAAGGCGAAAACCACGACGGATCTCCTCGATGAGCCGCAGACGATCACGCAGATCGAACCGGGGATGACCGTCTTCGAAGTGCTCAAGGCCGCCGCGGTATCCCGCGGCCTGCTCTTCTACTCCCTGCCCGACGGGACTCTTGTTTTCGGCAGGCCGAAGGCGAAAGGGGAACCGGCCTTTACGCTCCAGTTGACCCGGGATGGGAAGGGAAACAACGTCATCGAAAGCGAACTGGCGCAGGACATTTCCCGCCGCTGGTCGAAGATTACGGTGCTCGGACAGCGGCAGGGGCAGGACAGCTTCGGCGCGGACGCGACGGCGATCAGGACCGGAGCGTCCCGCACGGATTCGGAAATTTCCTTCTACAAGCCCTTTGTGCAGTGCAGCAACAACGACGGCGTTTCTCCGGCCCTGATGGCCAGACTGCTGATGGAGAAAGGGAGAAAGGAAGGCTGGCAGTACGGCGTCACGGTGGCCCGGCACTCCAGCAACGGAAAAAACTAGGACGGTCAACGAACTGGCCCGCGTGACGGACGAGGTGCAGGGTCTGGACGGGGTGTATCTCATCTACGGAAGGACCTTCGAACTGGACAAGAATCTGGGGCCGACCAACGCCGGCTGAAGCTCGGCCGGGTAGGCCTTATATAAAGGAAGGATGACGTATGGGAATGATCCGCGGCATCGTGATGTCTGTTCTGGAAGGCATGATCAAGCGGTTTTCCGCCTCCGGTCGATCCGATGAAACGATCGAGGATCGGGAGTATCTCCAGCATTACGGCTTCACCTCCCGACCGAAGACAGGCGCGGAGCTGATCATCGTCAACGAGGGCAATCACTACGTGGCCGTCGCTTCCGACGACCGCCGTTACCGGGTCGCCGTCGAGGACGGGGAAGTCTGTCTCTATACGGATGAAGGCGACAGGATCCACTTCAAGCGGAACAGGACCATCGAGATCGTCAGCGGCAACAGGCTCAAGGCGACCGTGGAAAATGACGTGGAAATCACCAGCAAAACGGCCCTGGTGACCGCGTCCGTCAGTTGTCAGGTGAACAGCCCCCTGATCAACCTGGGCGGCGACCGCGGCGGGTTGAAGGCGATCTGCGACGAGCGGCTGATCTCCTGGCTCGGTTCCCACACTCACGACGGGGGGGCAACCCCGGATCAATCCCTGACGGCGTCCGATGTCTGCACGGCCATCACGAAGGCGGGATAAAACGGGCATGAAATGGACTTCAAAATAGAAATCGACAATACGACCGGGCTGGCCGCCATGACGTTCGACAAGGCGGACACCATCATGAACAATGTCTGGCTTTCTCTGACGGTACAGCGGGGGAGTTTCTTCGCGAATCCGGGCTTCGGGTCCCGTCTGCACCTGCTTAAACGGGCGAAGCTCACTGCCGCGACGGCGAGGCTCGCGGAGGATTACTGCCGGGAGGCCCTGCAATGGATGCTGGATTCAGGAAAGGCGACCGCGATTTCCGTAACCGCCGAGCGGGACAGGACGCAGAACATCAACCGGCTGAAGCTCCTGGTGGAGGTGACCCCGGCCTCCGGGGAGCCCGTGGAATTTTCGGCCTTCGTAACCGTGGTGTGAGGACTTTTAAATGAATTTTCAACGCGATTTCAATGATCTTTTGAACGCCCTGCTTACGGACTGGCGAAACCAGTTCCCTGATGCCGACCTCTCCCAGGGGAGCCTGATTTACATGAAGTCCGCCTGCCTCGCCTCCGCCCTGTGGGGCCTTTACAAGTATCAGGAATGGATCTCGAAACAGATTTTTCCCGATACGGCGGAAACGAAATACCTGGAGCATCACGCCTGGGTGCGGGGTCTCTCCCGGCGTTCCGGAGAAACGGACGAGGAGCTGCTGGCGCGACTGCTGGAATACATCCGCCGGCCTCCGGCGGGCGGAAATAAATATGACTACCAGAAATGGGCGCTGGAAATCGACAACGTGGCGAATGCCTGGTGCATCCCTCTGAGTCAGGGACCGGGTACGGTGGACGTGATCATTGCCGCCGACGAAACAGTCACGGGTTCGGAAATCCCCAGCTCCCATGCCCTGACGGGGACAACCACGGCAATTACGGAAAACAAACTGGTGGACGGCGCCGCTGATTTTATGGCCACCGGCGACGGCGGACCGGTCCGGATCGGCGACATCGCCGTCAATGACGACACCGGCGGCCAGGCAGTAATTACAGCAGTGGACAACGCCACCCAGTTGACTCTGGATACGGACATTTTCAGCTCAATCGGCCAGTCCTACACCCTGAAGTCCCTGACGGCGCAGGTTGGAGAATACATCGACGACGTGCGGCCCGTGACGGTTTCCATCGTCCGTATCCTGCCGCCGGCGGTAACCCTCCAGGATGTCACAATGACCGTCACCGGAACCGTGAACAAAGAGGCTATCGCATCCGCAATCACATCCCTTTTGCGCAGCCTGGTTCCCGGGCAGACCCTGTATCTCAGCCGGCTGATCGCCATCGCCATTCAGGAGGGAGCGACCAATGCGTCGATATCCGCGCCGGCTGCCGACATGTCCCCCGGCCCGTACGAAATGCTCAGGCCGGGAACGATAACCGTATCATAATGAGGCTGAACAATGACCCATGAAGAGGTCCTGAATCTCCTGTTCCCCGTTCGATTGACGGGGGTGCATGCGAAGGACACGGCCAGGGAAGGCGCGGCCCTGGATGACGTGCAGATCTCGGCGGAGCGGCTCCTGACAGAAATGTTCCCCGATGTGGCCCATAGCCTGTTATCGGACTGGGAGCGGATCTGTGCCCTGATCCCCGATGAAGACGCTCCCCTGCAAGCCCGCCGCAACGCCGTTCTGAAAAAACTGAGGGAGATCGGCGGATTGTCGCGCTCTTATTTCATCGACCTGGCTTCTTCCTACGGCTGGATCATCGCCATCGATGAACTGCTGCCTTTCATGGCGGGCTGGGGTCGCTGCGGCGATCCGCTCTATGAGGAGCAGGTCCGCTGGATCTGGCGGGTCAATGTCTCGGGCCAGGCTGCCTATTCGTTCCGGGCAGGATCATCCGCCGCCGGAGAACGTCTTTCCTGGTGGACACCCAACATAGAGCTGGAAACCCTTCTGGAGGAGCTGAAACCAGCCCATACGGTCGTGATCTTCAACTATGCATAGAGTGACGGAAACGCAAAACCCGGTGCTGCAGTTATTATTGAACACTATTGAACAATAAGGAGGAATTATGGCCAAAACAAATTTTGTGGACGGCAATCCCGCCGAGCAAATCGAAGGGACGATCGTCACCGCGGCGTTCCTCAACGCCCTGAACAACCACCGTCACCGGGGCCTGGCCGAGGACGGCGACGGCGCAATCGACTATGCCGCCGACACCGGATCGGCAGATGCATACGCGATAGCCCTGTCTCCGGCCCTGGCAGCCCATGTGACTGGAATGCCGATATCGTTTAAGGCGGCCAATGCCAACACGGGAGCGGCAACCCTCAATGTCGACGGGCTGGGCGCGGTTGCCGTTAAGAAAAAGGGCGGCGTGACACTCGTCGCCGGTGACATACCGGTCGATGGAATAGCAGTGGTTGCCTATGATGGCACCTGTTATCAACTGCTCAATCCGGCCTCAAGCTCATTGAAACAGATCCAATCCATCGCCGCATCGGTAGGCTCCAACGCCCTGTCGCTGACCTACAACGGCGGCACTTTGGATTTCAGGAACGCCACATTGGCCGGCGGCGCTCCCGTGACAGGCGTGGATGTATCCACAATTTCCCTTACTGTTCCTTCCGGGGCCACTTTGGGAACGGTTAACGCGGTCCAGGCCATGCTTGCCCTGGTAGTCCTTTACAATGGAGGCAGTCCTGCTCTTGGTGTCGTCAATATGAGTGGCGGTGTAAATCTCGATGAAACCACCTTATTGTCCACTACGGCAATCAGCGACGCCGCTGATTCCGCTGCTGCTGTTTATTCAACCAACGCGATCACCAACAGTCCTTTTAGAGTAGTTGGCTTCATTAACATCACGGAAGCGACGGCTGGAGCTTGGGCCACGGCTCCTACACTGGTCCAGGGACATGGCGGCCAGGCAATGGCAGCAATGATGTCTTTGGGGTACGGCCAGACATGGCAGGTTTTCAGTGTTGGGGTGGATCGTTTAAGTGGGACAACCTATTACAACACCACAGGTAGACCAATAATTGTAAATGTGGCAGAACATAGCGGTGCAGGAGCTATTGGGATGGCTCTGTCACCCACAGTTAATGGCATAGCGCTTCCTTATTCAGCCGCAAATGCGACATATTCATCTGCTTATGTATCATTTATTGTGCCAGCAGGGAGCTCATACCGTGTTGATATTACTGGTGCGGGTTCTTGCTACTGGCAGGAGTTTCGTTAGGAGGGGATAATACATGCCATATTATAAAGATAAAAAATAATAATATTCACTTTCTGGATAATGAAAAATTTGAACAACTATTGCCGTCAGGGTGCTTAAAAATCACAGATATTGAAGCAAACGCAATCCAGAACCCGCCGTTGACCCTTGATCAGGCCAAAGCGAACAAACTCACTGATCTGGCAAATTATCGCTATGAAAAAGAGTGCGGAGGGACGACGGTCTCTGGTATGGAAATCAAGACCGACCGGGAAAGTCAGGCCAAAATCAGCGGCGCTGTGGCTCTTGCCATCCAAATCCCAACCATGACCTTCAATTGGAAG